AGAAAAAGACAAGAGTAAACAAGTTGCATCTTTCCAGAAAGAATGGAAAAAGGTCTTCTATAACGATATAGACACAACTGCCGCCCAGGGTTACATAGATTTCCAATCAAAACAAAAGCAATCAACCCGAAAGAACAAAAAAGGTAAGAAACAATCTGGAGGTCAGGCGCCCCTAAGTGGCGCTCCTCTAGATTTTCAGACTCGCCCCGGATCATATGAGACACCCTATGGCAATTTCCCCGAATACATAAGCTCAGGATTCAGTTTTTATAATAAAATAAATCAAGACTCATTTTTTCCGACACAGTGTGGAAAAGAGGATAGCACACCGACAGTCTATACGTCTACCGGCTCAAATAAGGTAGGTGGCACCCGTAGACGAAGAAAGCAACGTGGAGGATTTCCTACCTTATCTGAGTTTGCTCAGGCGCTCTCTTTTGGACCGCTGTCTCCGTCAGTACCGACGAGTGCAGCCTATGATTTACAGTCTGCAACCAAAGCACAGCTGCCGCCCGCCTCGCCTTCAGCGAATACAGGAACACCTCCCTATATAAACTACACACCCCAAGCCGTTTCATATCCTTCATATGCGATCAATCGTCAACTAACATCTGAGATATCAGGTTCCAATGTTTAGATAAGTCCCGGATAAGGGCAAGAAACATAAAATCGTTTATTTCAATGAATAATTTAGAATGAACTCCGAGATATGTTTAAAAGTGATTAATAAACTTAAAAACTATAAAATAAAAATAAGATCTGAAACATATGTCGAGGGAAAATTTAAAGAAATAAATCATGGCAATGATATTAGTGTAATATATAATATAAGTAAAGATGATTTTAAAGCATTAGGTGAAAACGTTAGCTATTTTATAAAGGTATACTCAAAAGATGATAATAAATTATATGGAAGTATAATATTTAGCTTACAAGAGGAAGATGAGAAAGATGTTTTATATATTAAACTTGTTAAATCATATATGAAGGGTATTGGAAAAGATTTGCTTTATCTTATTACATGCAAAGCACTTGAATTAGGACTTCCTATTGCTTTTGGAGCACAACCTAGTATAACAAATAAGTTTGAACCTGGGACTAGTGAGGAAATAATAAGAAAACAAGAAGAAAAATTATTACAGTATTATAACCATCTTGGATTTATGCGTAAGGGAGATGAACACTATAATGAAGAATTTGGTCTTACTCAACATTATTTATCTGATCCTAAAATTGTTCTTGAGCATGCTGTTTTGGCAGGAGGAAAAAGAACACGCCGTAACAAAAAACGCTCTAGACGTACACGTTCCCAGAAGTTAAAGATAAGAAATAACTCCGGGTAAAGGCGTAGAAATCATACTCTGAAGAAACCTCAATAGACAATAGAGTTCTTCCGAGCATGCAACAAAAAAATAAAGAAACAGAAACAGAATTCGCCCGTGAACTTATTACATCCTATTTTAAAACACAGCCGTATCCATTTACACGTCATCACATAGATTCATTTGATCAATTTATGACCGAAGACTTACCGAACATAATACAATCCTCCAATCCAATTCTCATTCTGAAGGATCTCATTCCTGGAAAAAGTCAATACAAGTACAAAGTCGAAATCTTTGTAGGTGGTCTTGAAGGAAAAGGAATCTACATCGGTTCACCGACAGTCAGCCTTCAGGATACAGAAGAAGTTCGTATTCTTCTCCCAAATGAAGCGCGCCTTCGTAACTTGACGTATTCTGCAATGGTTCTTGCTGACATGTATGTTCGCGTCACAGTTATGATTGCCGGCGAAAAAGGGGTATTGGAGCCTCGTATCTTTGAAATAAATCTTACAAAGACGGATGAAGCCGATGATCGTATTCCACTCTTTCGTATGCCGCTAATGTTACATAGTCGGTATTGTGTTTTACACAATAAGCCCGCAGAGTTCCTAAGAGAAGCTGGAGAATGCGAATATGATTATGGCGGGTATTTTGTAGTCGACGGCGCCGAGAAAGTGCTCGTCACTCGCCAAGAACAGGCTTTCAATACACTCTATGTAAATTTACAAGAAAGAGATCCGCAACTGAGTATCTATGCATCCATAACATGTCTCTCCCCAAAAACGAGACAAGTAAAGCGCATTGTATTTGTAATGAACAAGGCAACAGGAGCAATCGAAGTCATTTTACCTATGGTGCGCAAACCTATACCAGTATTCATCGTTTTCAGGGCACTAGGAATACAGTCTGACCGCGACATTATTCGCCAGATTTTCCCCGACCCAGACTCGGCTGAAGCTAAATTGCTGGAAGATGATCTTCTGAGCAGTATTGCTGATGCGAATCCCTTCATGGATACCTATTCCGCGATTCAGTATATGAAATTGATGACAAAGAGATCAAGTGACGCACACGGACTCAGTGAAGCGCGTGTTCTCGATGTTATACACAATCAACTTTTTATTCATATTGACGATAGTCCTGGCACGAGAGCCGCATTCCTTGGAGATTGCGTTAAAAAAATTCTCAGAGTAAATGCAAAAATAGATTCTCCCACAAATCGCGACGATATTCGGAATCAGCGTTGCTTAACGAGCGGCTTCTTAATACAGATGTTATTCCAGGGACTTTATAAAACGTGGACGAAAGTTACGGCAAGAGCAATCGACGAAGAATACAATTACCAGACAAGTATTTACAGCAATGAAAATTTCGTCAATATTTTCCTACCTGGAAATCGCCTTCGTATTTTCAAGGTGGGTTTCTTGACAGAGGGGATTATGCGCGGATTCAAGGGCAAATGGTCAGCGGGCAATGAAGAGAAACCTGGTGTTCTCCAGGGACTCTCGCGCCTATCGTACCATGATTTCTTGTCGCATTGCAGGCGCCTCGTTCTTGAATTCGACACGTCGATGAAACTAGCCGGTCCACGTCGCTTAAATCCCAGTCAATACGGATATTTCTGTACATCGGAGACACCGACGGGAGGAAGCATCGGCATCACAAAGAATTTGAGTATTTTGACGGCGATCAGTACATCCACGAGCCCTGTAGGTATCTCAAAGTGGCTATTTGATAAGGCGAATGTTATTCCGTGCGAATATATTACAGAGGATATTCTTAAGATAAGTGTACCGGTCTACGTCAACGGTGGAATTTTAGGATATACAATGAAGCCGGTTGATCTCACGACGGTTCTGCGTCTCTTCAAACGGACGGGTTGTCTTCCTTCCTCAGCCAGTATTGGATTCAATATACGAGAGCGCCAGGTGTTTCTCTATTTGGATGAAGGGCGCCCGATGAGACCGCTAATTTACTTGGAGGAGAAACGCATATTCCCCGCTGACAAACTCAAGAAGTTGAAGAGGTGGCGCGATCTCGTTATGGGAACTATGCCTGAAATGGCGTCGAGAGAGTTGTCATCGTCGGGTTTCTTTGATCCGTTTGCAAAGAGAGAGTTGCCGGCGACACTCAGGGACTACATAGACTACTTGAAACCTTTCCAGGGATCAATTGAATATATTGATCCTTATGAGCACAATTTAATTTACATTGCGAATTTTCCTAGTTATATTAATCCTGAAACATCTCACGTGGAGATTCATCCGTCCACCATTCTGGGACTCATGACATCGATGATTCCGTTCGCGAACCATAATCAATCGCCGCGTAATCAGTTGAGCTGTAGTCAGAGCAAACAGGGTCTCTCGATCTATTCTACAAAATACATGTCGCGATTTGATAATCAGGTCCACGTTCTCTGTTATGGCGAGGCGCCCATTTGTAGAACATTGTATTATGATTTTGTAGCCGATGGAAATATCGGATATGGTCATAACTTGATTCTGGCGATAGGATCCTTTACAGGTTACAATCAGGATGACGGCATTGTCATGAATCAGGACGCGCTGCAGCGAGGACTTTTCCGCAATATGACATTCCGATCGTATGAGACATTTGAGGAGGATGATGACAAGTTGAAGACGCGGACGCGTATTGCGAATCCGGAGAAAGTGCCTGGATGGACGAATATTTCCGCGGGTGTAAATTACAGAAAGTTGGATGATCGCGGTATTATCAAGAAGGGTGAATATGTAGATCAGAATACGGTCATTGTTGGACGCTATGTACAGACTGAATCGGGTTCCATGAGAGATGCGAGTTTGACACCGCAACTCTGGACATCTGGGCGTGTAGACGAGGTCGTTGTTCTCGTGAATAATATGGGTCTACGCTTGATAAAGATTCGTGTTGTACACGATAGAATACCGGTATTGGGAGACAAGTTCTCGAACAGACATGGACAGAAAGGCACAATTGGTATGATGGTGCGGGGTCATGACATGCCGAGAACAAAGGATGGCTTAGTTCCTGATATGATTATGAACCCGCACGCGATTCCGAGTCGTATGACGGTGGCGCAGCTCTTAGAGACGATTTTTGGGAAGTCGGCTGCTCTTCTTGGTGCGATTTCAAATGGCACGTCCTTCATGAACGAAGGAAATCCGACGGAGTTAATAGGCTCTGCACTAGAGAAGCATGGCTTGGAGAAGTACGGAAATGAGCTGCTCTATGATGGAACGACGGGTGTACAGATTCCGAGCACGATTTTCATAGGTACCTGCTACACAATGCGCTTAAAACACATGACGGAGGATAAATGGAACGCGCGCGGTGCTGGTAGACGGGAACAGCGGACTCACCAGCCGACTGGTGGACGCGGCAATGAAGGTGGTCTGCGTATTGGTGAGATGGAATGCTGGGCTTTACAGGGTCACGGTGTTTCAGGATTCTTCCAGGAGTCGCTAATGAAGAGAAGTGACGGCTCGGAGTTTGTTATCTGTAATAGTTGCGGAACGGTGCCGATCTACAATGAATCAACCAAGCTCTTTGTTTGTTCATTGTGCGATGGTCCTGTGCGGTATGCAGGTGATACTGTGAAGAATCTGGAACTCTTGCCGCCGATTCATCGGAGTTCAGCGTCCTTTAGTAAGGTTGAGATGCCTTATGCGACCTATTTGTTGAATCAGGAACTCAATACTTACATGAATATGGGTATGAGAATCTTGACATCAAAGGATGTTGAGCGTTTGAGGAGACCTGAGGTAAAAGATTTATTGGATCCGTCGCTCATTGATTTGGCGAATAAGGAATTACAGGTTCTTGTTCTACCTGATACGACTGTGCCTCAATATATTACACCGGTAGAGACGGTGGAAGCAAGACCTGAGGACTTGAGAAGTTTGGGCTTGGCTCAGGCTGAGCCCGATGGACAAGTACAAGCATCATCTGAACTTGAAGGAATTACTATTGCCAATACAAATGCCAATACAAATGCCAATGCAAATGCCAATTCAATACCTGTGAACGTTGTTCTTAGAAATACAGTACAACAACAACCAAATCAAGCATTTAATTACACTGTCGTAGGTGAACCTCAACCATCATCTTCAATTGATGCCATAGATCTAAATTCATTTGTACAACAAGAACAACAGCAACAGCAGCAACCATCAGTTAATATAAATATACAAGCACAACCACAACAACAACAAAGGGCACCAACGAACGCTATCCTTGTTCCCTCCGCAATCCCTGGCGCACCCCCTACGCTTGTAGTTGATACGGGACCTGAAGAAATGCAAAGATCAGGATTTCCTCCTTTAGAACAACAGCAACAACAAGTACAAAGGCAACGTCAGCCGAGCAACGGAAATCAAAGAAGGTCTCCAAAAAACGTCGGATTTGCACAACCAGCAAACAACAGTCCTGCTGTAGCAGCCTCAACTGTTCCTGCCACAACTAAAGTGAATGTAATCAAACAAGGATAAAAAATAAAATTTGATTTAAAAAAACAGTTCTTTCCTTGTATAGAGAGATATGAACGTACCAGCCATTGACCACATTCTTCGCAGTCGCAAGACATTATTGAATATTCTTGCGAGTCGCGGATACAATACGACACCCTATGAAAAGTTTGGATATGATGAGATCGAGGCTATGCTTGTTGGAGGAGAGAGTGCTCTTCGCATGGATCTTGAACGACCGCTTGAGTCTACGGACACAGGTATCACGAAGTGTACTGTTCGTTATGTTTTGACGAAACTTAAGCAGAAGATTCCGGGTTATATTGCCGGCGAGTTACCCACTATAGCGCCTGATCTAAGAGAAGGTAGAGAACAAATGTATCAAAGCCATCTTGATCCGATGACAACTGAAGCCGTCGTTATGCTCGTTGATGATAGCCACCCGATGGCAGATATCTTTACATCAGCTTCTCTCAATCAATGGAATAAGAACAAGTTTCGTTTATCGTTCTTCCTTGTTGACCATCTTGTTAACAATCCTGCCGAGCATGTTCTCGTACCGAAACATGAGCGTGTACCTGTTGGAGAGCATCCTGAACTTTTGAAGCAGATGTATGCAAAGAAGGCACAGTTCCCGCTCATTGTCTTTCATCAGGATATCCAGGCGCGCATTCTGGGTTTGGTTCCAGGAGACATTGTAAAGATTACGCGCCCGAGTCCTTCGGCTGGTTATTATGTAGAATATAGAGTTTGTGCGCCCTAAGAAGATGAGAGCACAGCTACAAGCTATAAATCCGCCGCCTTCGTGCGAGGTATTAAGAGTAAAATACTTAACAAGCGACAAGTACAGAGAATTCAAAACGAAAATACAGACACGCACAGATGAGTTGGGATTTTACATAACAAATGCCATGGCTACTGATCTACAAACGGCGGCAAGAAATGCTGACCCGCAAGTCATGTACCAGAGTCTTATCAAATACATTCGCCTTGAAAAAAGTGGTTCTGGCTACTTATATGCGAATCGTGTACAAGTTTTTAATGAAAAGGGCGAAAGTATTGAAACAAAGGGACAAGCAACTGCATCATCTGTCTATTCTGTAAGTTATACTGCTCAAAATGCTCTAACAGGACAGGGATATTTTTACACGTCATATGATCCGACGGGTGCTTCTAAGTGGTGGCAATTAGAACTCGCCACCCCGTCTCGTGTTTCAAAAGTTGTTCTAACTTACGTACCAACAGATGCGAAACTCGTTTTACAAAATGGCGATAAAGTTCTTGTACAGGAATTTCAGATTGCGCAGTCTGTACAGGAGTTTACTGTAACTGTGACACAGACAACAAGTGATGTTATCTCAAAGAAAATGAATGACCTCAAAATGTTGGAAACAGATGTACAGTCTGTGCTTGGTTGCCTTCAGAAGGAAATTGTACAGAGAGAAAATATATCATCTGATATTTATGATCTTCATCAGCAAATGAAAGAGAAGAAGGAACAGGTTACTACAAAAGATATCAATGTGAAGTCATCAAAAGAGAGAGCGGCACTTCTTCGTGATCCCTACTCAGAGACAACTGTGTGGGAGAGTTGGTTTCCTCTGGGGCGCCCGCTCGAAAAATCAAGTGTTCCGGTTCTTTGGACAATGGCTCTCATTTTTCTAGTTGTTTCACTTGGACTCTTTTTGTATATGGCTGGATTTCAATTGGAAGTTGTAAATAAATTTGCTGAAGGGACGGCTGAAACGGTAAGTGGCGCAACTAGTAAGTTTACATCTATGTTCAAGGGTCAAGGACCTGGACCAGGACCAGGACCAGGACCCGTTAAACTCG